CCTGCTGCAGACGACAAGCCGGTCACCGATCCGGTACCGCCGGCACCGGAGCAGAACCAAGCCAACGACGAGCAAGCCGAGACCGTTGTCTTGGTAGTGAACCGTGAGCGCCTGGAGCATGACGGTTTGCCGTATGGCATGGGTGACTCCATCGAGCTGACCTATGACCAGGCTAAACCGCTGCTGGCCATCGGCGCTGTTCAATTTGGCGGTGACGACTGATGGACAACCAGCACCGCAAGGTCTCCGGCTACCGCGAGTTGAACCAGGACGAAATTGACCTGATGAATCGCATCAAGGCCAAGGGCGCGGAACTGTTGCAGCTGCAGGCTGAGCTTGAGCAGGCACTGATGCAACAGGTCCGCATCAAGGCTGCAAATGCCCTTGAGAACACCAGTGACCATGCCGAGTATGAGCGCTTCTGTTCAGCCGAGCCACTGCGCTGGGCTTCCATTGGCAAAACCGACATCCAAACGGGCTTGATGGCGCTGGTTCGTGCTGTCGCTCAACCGGCAGGAGTCTGACGTGGCCTATATCACCCTCACTCAGTTGGCCGACCGGCCGGGTGCTGTCGAGCTGGCCCAGGTGGCCACGCCCCGGCAGTACCGGCAGGTGGATGCCGAGCTGCTCGATGCGCTGCTGCGCGGGCAGGATCTGGCCGCCTGGCCAGCTGATGAGGTGGCCATTGCCGAGGCAACCAAGGCCGTGATCGAGGATGCCCTGGCCAATGCTGAAGCAACCATCAACGGCTACCTGGCACGGCGTGGGTACAGCCTGCCGCTGGCCACCGAGTTTCCGATTGTGACGGGCTGGGCGCGGTCGATTGCCCGCTACCACCTGCACAAGGACCGTATCAGCGGCGAGCAGAATGACCCGATTGTGCGCGACTACCGCGATGCGCTGAAGTTTTTGCAGCAGGTCGCCAGCGGCCAGTTCAGCCTGGGAGCCGATGACCCGCTGACGCCGACCACCAGCGGCGCGCCGATTGTCTCGGCCCCGCCGCGCACCTTCAGCCACGACACGCTGAAGGGCTTTTGAGTATGAGTCAGCCGTTCGACATTCAAATGGTGATCGACAGGCTGCGGTCAGTCGAGCAGCTGCAAAGCGTACAGGGTGCATCGGAATACGCCGCTGTCACCAGCATCAAGGATTTCAGGACGCCGTGCGCCTACGTCGTGTTGCTGGATGAGCGCGCTGACGATGCCCTAACCAAGCCAGGTGGGCGGCAGCGCGCGATAGTCAGCTTTGGCGTGATGGTTGCGGCGCGCAACTACGGGGACCAGCGAGGCGAGAAAACAACCGCCGAGACACGTCCCCTGCTGGGCGCAATCCGCGCGCGCCTGATGGGCTGGACGCCGGAGGTGCCAGGCGCACGGCCGGTTCAATGGTCGCGGGGTGCCGTGCTGGATTACGACCACAGCACGCTGCTCTGGACCGAGGTGTATACAACGCAACATTTCATAGGGGGTGCCCCGTGACCGACAAGAAGCAACCGCAGCAGCAGCTGGAAGAAGTTGTGCTGCTCAAGCCACATACCCATAAGGGGCGCCAGTGCGCCGTTGGCGACAAGATCGACGTCAACGCCCGCCAGAAAAGCTGGCTCATGTCCCTGGGCAAGGTAGCTACCGATGAACCTGCCGCGCCTGCTGTTAAGCCCGCGCCGGCTAAAGCCAACAAGGAGTAACCCATGAGCCTGTTTAGCTTTCAAGGCAAGATCTGGCTGGCCGAGCGCTCAGCTGTCGGCATGCCTCTGGCGTTCACCTGGTTGGGCAACGCGCCGCAGCTGCAGCTGCAGATCAACACCACCAACACCGATAAGACCGACTCGTTCTCGGGCAACCGCCTGCAGATCGGTCGCCTGGCCGGTGCCAAGACGGTCAATATCAATATCACCTTGGACGAGTGGACGCTGCACAACATCGCGATGGCGTTCTATGCCCAGCAGGTGGCCGTTACCGGCGACGATGTGACCGGCGAGGAGCTGCCAATGCCCCTGGCGCCCGGCGACGTCATTCGGCTGAATGAGCGTTTTATCAGCTCTTTGGTGCTGGACAACGGTGGGACGCCGCTGGTGCTGGATACCGACTACCGCATCGAGTCAGCCCCCGCCGGTTTGGTTGAGATGCTGACCGCGCAGGCGTCGCAGATCGAGGCGGATTACAGCTACGGCAACGCCGTTTCAATGGCCCTGTTCTCCGAGCAGCCCAAGGAGCGCTGGCTGATGTTTGACGGCATCAATACCGAGAACGGCGAACGGACGGTGTTCGAGTTGTACCGCACCATCTTCAACCCGCCGGGCGACCTGAACATGATCACCGATGAGTACGGCAACCTGCCGCTGACCGGGGCTGCCTTGGTGGACGTGGCCAAGCTGGCTGATGATGTGCTCGGCGGCTTTGGCCGCTTTGTTGAGGCGGCCGCCTGATGGCCTCCCGCGCGAAGAAGAAACCAAAGCCTGGTACAGAGGGTGCAGATGACCTGCAAGTGCTGCACCCCGAGTTACCGTTAAGCGTTGGCGGCCGTGACCTGGTCATGCGCGAGTATGGGTTTATTGAGGGGCTACGCGTACGGCCCATCATTGAGCCCATGCTCAAGGACATGGAGGCGCTGATCGGGCTGGCGACGCAGCCCACCAACGACCAGGTGCTCGACCTGATGGGCAACCACATCGACGAGTTTCAGGAGCTGCTGGCCGTGGCCAGCGACACGGACGTCGCCTTTGTGGCAGGGCTCAATCAAACAGATGGCACCCGGCTAGCTGATGCCTGGTGGAAGGTGAACGGCCCTTTCTACTGGCGCACCGCGATCAGCCGCGTAGCGGTGGCCAAGGTGCAGGCGCGGGCCGGCAAAGCCGGTGGGGCGACATCTACGCCACGCTCATCCGGCACGGCCACAGAGAGTGCGACCTCGGACGCTACACACGCCGGCAGTTGATGCTGTATTACGAGCGCGCCCTGGCCGTTGACCGGCTAGACCGCGCAGGCCGAATGCAGGACATGAGCCTGGCTGTCGGCGGCGGCAAGAAAGCCGCTGACCACCTACAGAAGTTGTTGTGGTAGGCATGGCCCAGGGAGGCGGCAGGACGCCGCTGCGTCGGACCCAAAGGAAGCCTTCAGCGCCCTGAGTGCCCCCCAGCACCAGGGCGTTTTCTTTTTGCCCTTGTTCAAATTACTCACAGCGAGCAACCGGGCACCCTGAACCTGAATCCCTCAGGTAATCAGGCACTCCATGAGCAGAAAACTCGAACTGGCGATGCGCATCCGGTCTGACATGAGTCAGGCCCGCAATGATGTGCGTGCGCTCGGCGGCGACGTTGAAACCTTGGGAGATAAGTCGGAGAAAGCCAGCCGAGACATGGAGCGCATTAGCTCGGTTATCGGCAAGATTGGCGCAGCGCTCGCTGGAGGCGCGCTTTACAGCGCGGTGATTAGCGCTACCAGAGAGCAAGAGCGTGTGACGGCGCAACTCGAACAGCGCTTGCGGTCAACGCAGGGGGCTGTTGGGCTGACCCGCGACGAACTGTTGTCCATGGCCAGCGCGATGCAACAGGTGACCACCTACGGCGACGAAGCGGTCATTCCGGCGCAGGCGCTGCTGCTGACCTTTACTAAGATTGGCGGTGACGTTTTCCCCCGCGCGCTTGAGGCGGTGCTCGACATGAGTGTCGCCATGGAGCAAGACCTCAAGTCGGCCGCCATTCAAGTGGGCAAGGCCCTTAATGACCCTGTTCAGGGCATCACCGCGCTGTCACGCGCAGGCATTCAGTTCACCGAAGACCAGAAGGAGCTGATCAAAGAGCTGGTTGAGACCGGTCGGCAAGCCGACGCACAGCGGTTAATCCTGAGCGAGCTGGAGACCCAGATGGGCGGTTCGGCCCGTGCCGCGCGCGACACGTTCGGCGGCTCGATTCAGGCGCTGCAGAACGCATTCGGGGACCTGCTGGAGGGCGACCCCAGCAGCCCCGGCCTGGTTGCAGCACGGACTGAAATTGAAAGTCTGACGGAGGTGCTAAGCGACCCTCAGACCAAAGAAGCCTTTAATACCCTGATCGCCCTGGTCGCACGCCTGACCAGCGCAGCCGCAGGGGCGACGACTGAGTTCGCGGGGCTGGGCAACTGGCTTGCTATCAATGCAGCCAACGTCACCGGTAACCTGGACCCGCTCGATAGGCTGAACCAAGAAATCAAGGACGTTGATGCCTCGTTGAAAGGTGGGCTGAGCACAAAGGTCGGCTATCTATTCACGTCAGAAGAGGAGCTGCGCGCCATTCGCGAGCAGCTGGTCGCAGAGCGGGATCTGATTTTGGCTGCGCGTGGGCAGCTAGACTCCTCTGGCGCCGCGAGCGACACACCGTCGAGCGCTCCAGCCGAACAGTCTCAAGACCCGGTGCTGAACGCCGACGCCCAGAAGCTGCTGGATACCCTCAAAAAGCAGGCCGAGACCATCGGCCTGATCACCGAAGAAGCCAAAACCCGCTACGCCATCGATTCCGGTGAGCTTGGTGACCTGATCCCCGAACACCAGGAGCTGCTGCTAACTCAAGCCCGCCAGCTCGACCAGGCCAAGGCCAACGCCACAGCGTCCGATGCGCAGCGCAAGGCTACCGAGAAGCTGGCCAGCGCACAGCTCAGCTTTGTCACCAATCTTGAGCGCCAGGCATCGCTGATCGGCCTGAACACCACCAAGACCCGCGAAGCTGAGATCGCCGAGAAGGGCCTGACCGGTGCGCTGCTGGAGCGCGCGCAGGCCGCAGCGGCGCTGCTGGCGGCCGAGGAAAAGCGCCAGATCGTGGCAGCAGATGCGGTAACAGTGGCCGGCCTGCAGGTGCAACTGCTCCGCGCCCAAGGCAAAGAGTCTGACGCGCTGGCGTTAGAGATGGAGCAGCGCTTCGGGGCGTTGATCAAGAGCCTCAATGAGCACAGCGAGGGCGTTGGCGTCGATATCGTCAATGAGCTGATCAATGTCGAGGCGGCGCGGACTCAACTGGATGAGTTCGAGCGCGAGATCGATGAGGTACTTGCCCGCCAACAGCGCGGCGAGCAATCCATCAATGTGCAGCAGGACGCGGGGCTGTTGTCTGAGGTCGCGGCCCGCGAGCAGCTACTGGAATTGCACCGCGCTACCGCTGACGAGCTGGAGCGCATCCGGCCGATGCTGGACGACATGGCGAGCATGCCCGGTGCAATTGGTGAGGCGGCCACTGCCGTGCTCGCCGAGATTGATAACCAGATGATCCGCCTGCAGTCCACCACCAGCCTGCTGGTTGAGACGCTGCGCGGCGGACTTGAGGACGGCCTGGCCAACGCACTGACTGGGCTGGCCACCGGCACTATGAATCTGCGCAGCGCGATTCAGTCCCTGGCTCAGACAGTCATCCAGGCCATGGCGCAGATGGCTGCCAACCAGCTGGCCAACGCAGCGATGGGCGCGTTGTTTTCGTCATTCGGCGGCGGGCTGGGTGGCGCGGGAGCGGCAGGCTCTCTGGTTAAGGTCGGCAAGATGCGCGCGGCCGGTGGCCAGGTGCTCGGCCCCGGTACCGGGACCAGCGACAGCATCGCTACTTGGCTCTCAAATGAAGAGTTTGTTACCCGCG